AGGACGGATGCGAAGCGTGGTTTTCATGATTTGGACACCGCCGTTGATGCTGAGTTTTCTGAACAACTCGAACGCGAACTCAACGTCGCGAACGACCGCATCAAGCGGCTGGAGGAGGCGGGGGATGCGATGCTGAACGCATGGTTGATGCCTGAAGACTCAATGGAATATTGCGACTGGGTTGCGTTGAGCGCAGACGCAAAGGCAAAGTGGCATAAAGCCAAGGAGGACAAGCCGTGAGCCAAGTTTTACAATCAGCCTACTACGGATTTTCAGCCGGCTGTTTAATGTTCTTAGCAATCATTTGGGGTAATCATCTTGGCAAGAGCAGCATGCGCGAAGAAGCCGTTAGGAAATGCCACGCTGAGTGGGTGGTCGATTGCGCGGGTAAAAATCAGTTCAAATGGAAGGAGTGCAAATGAGCGAACCAATCTACTTTTCAACCAACAGCCACCCGATATCGAATCCAAGCACCCAGATCATGCGTGTCGATCTGGACGGTGGATTCACGGTCAACGAATCCATACCCGCTACTGATGCAGCCAAAGAAGTGCTTCGGATTATGAAGGAGCAATGGTTTGCCGACGCACAGTGCGCCAAGATCCGCGAGCTTCAATCCGATGTGAACGAGCTGAAGGAGCTGGTCGAGTACCTGCAGGACCGGATCAAGCTGATGAAGAGTACTGGTGACGAACTGCTTGAGTGGCTGAAGGACGGTACCATTTCTGACTCAAACTATCGGCTGCTGGCCAATGCATGGCAGCGAGCAAAGGAGAACAAGAGATGAACCCTGAATACGAAGCGCACGAACGCTTATGCAAATCCATCGGAGACATGGCGAAGGAGAATGAAGATCTTAAGCAGCACGTTACAGAACTCGAAAACCGTCTCCGCGCTCTGTGGGACAAGCTAGAAGGTGAACGGAAGTACTACGAAGACCGCATCAAGCGACTGGAGGACTATGGCAACGCTCTGGTCGCCCATGTCTACGCCTACCGCACCCAGAGGCAATGGACCGAGGAATCGTACCATGACCTCATCCAGACCATCGCCGACTGGGACAAGGCAAAGGCAAGCAAACCATGATCACCAAACTCCACGAACTACCGCCCGACCATCACCTGCGCAACACCGCTATCAAGGACATCGACGTGTGGATCAAGTGCAGGCACAGCGGAACAACCCGTGACCCGCGAACCTGGCGCATCAAGAACGACACATACAACCGTTTATCAGACACCTGGCAGATCAACTTCGACTTTATTATACAATGAAATTGGCTCGGCAAATACTGCAGGAGGGCACAGGCGTCTATCGTATTACCAGGAAGGAAGCTGGTGAAACATACCGAGCGGCCCGAAAGGTTAAGGTTGAGTTCACGAGCTTTTTTACCCGCAAACGAAAGGGATCAAAGTGACCGACCGTAAGACAATCGAGGCAATGATGGAATACGGCGGTTCATTTGTTCGCAAGCTGGGTGCCGCGGCACTCGTGGCCGACCAGGAGAACCTGGCCGCAATCAAGGCAACCTGGCCCGACTACTGGGCGCAGTACCAGCGCATGGCGCAGCAACTTTCCGAGGTCGAAAAGCAGGCCTCGATTCAACACAACAACAACAACATAAAGTAAGACGTATGATAATCAGTGCAACAGGCGGTAAAAAGGACTTCGCGCCGTGCCCCGAGTTCTCGGGCCGGGCGGTGTGCGTGGACGTGACTCCGTTGAAGGAGTACGAGACCGAGTACGGCGTGAAGCAGAAGTTCAAGTTCGCGTTCGAGATCGAACTGCAGGACGACAGCAGGGATCCGGTGCAGCCCTGGGTGGTGTTCACCAAGCCCATGGTGCCCAGCCTGCATGAGAAGGCGGCGCTGACCAAGTTCCTCAAGGACTGGTTCGGCCGGAAGTTGACCGACCAGGAGAACAAGAGTCTGGATCTGGAGAGCCTCATCGGGCGCCCGGCCAGCCTGGTCATCGGGCACGAGCAGAGCGCGGACGGGAGCAAGACCTACGCGAACATCAAGTTGATCATGGCGCACAAGGCAGGCGAGCCGCTGCCAGCGAGCGGGCTGTGGGTGCGGTTGCAGGACCGCCCTGCAAAGGACGGGGCAGAGGGCAAGGCAGCGCCGGCCACGGGAGACTCGAGCTTCCGCAAGACCTCGGGCGGTGGACAGCCTCCGGCGGACGATGCGTCCAAGGTCAAGGTCCACGTCGGTAAGCACAAGGGCATCGAGCTCCGGGAGCTGACCGAGGAGAGCATCACGAGCCTGATTGAGCACTGGTTGCCCAAGGCCCGGGCCGAGGTCAAGCAGAGCGCGGACGACAAGCGCCTGATCAACGGGTTGACGTGGTACCAGGCCAAGTTCAAGGCCGACGAGGAAGCCCAGGTTAAAGTGGAGCAGGACGACCTCCCCTACTGAGCCATGAACCCGACCAAGAAGAAGTACACCAAGGTGGCCCACCTCATCCCCGAGGTCATGCAGTTGAGGGCCGAGGGCAAGAGTATCACACAGATCGGCGAGGTCATGGGCCTGACCAAGCAGCGCATCAGCCAGATCTCGCAGGCGGCCAAGATCAAAGCCGGCATCCAGGCGCAGTGGGGCTGGCCCTTCACCACGCGCACCTTCAATATCCTGGACCGCATGGCGGTGAAGGACAAGAGCGAGGCCCTGAGCCTGTATACGTCCGGGCACCTGCATCCCAATGCCGTCACAGGCTTCGGGTGGAAGTCCTACTCCGAGATCTGCGAGTGGCTGGCAGTGCCGGTTCTCCTGAAGCGTCCCAAGCAGCCCAAGCTGTGCCCGCATTGCGGGAAGCAGATCTGACAACTTTCCCGGCAGCCCGTTGCTGCTGGGGACTCATGGACAAGCGGGGGGTGCGCATCCGCTGACAAACGCACAACTACCAATCCAAACCGTTTTAGCATTATGCCAGCAAACCCACGTATTTACTTCGACATTGAGACAGGACCGCTCCCCATTGCGGAGCTGGTCATCCCACCGTTTGACCCCGCTGCGGTCAAGCTGGGCAACATCAAGAACCCGGACATCATCGCGGAGAAGATCCAGCGGGCCGAGGAGAACCACGCCAGCGACTACATCAAGAACGCGGCACTGGATGCCCTGAGCGGCCAGGTGCTGGCCATCGGATACCGTGTCGAGCATGAGCAGCCCGCGGTGCTCTGCGCCGATGCGGATGGCGAGAAGGCCATGCTGCTGCAGTTCTGGGCACTGCTCGACAGCTACGAGCGCAAGCCGCAGTTGATCGGATTCAATACCAAGCCGTTCGACCTGCCGTTCCTATTCAAGCGGAGCTGGAAGCACCGGCTCACCGTGCCCTACTGGATGCGCAATGGCAGGTATTGGACCGACCTGATCGTGGATCTGCGCGAGGTGTGGCAGCTAGGCGACAGCCGGGCGCACGGCAGCCTGGCTGCGATCTCGAGGCACCTCGGGCTGGGCGACAAGGCCGGCAACGGGGCGCACTTCCACGAGCTGTTCAAGACTGATCGCGAGGCAGCAATTGCCTACTGCCTGCGCGACGTGCAACTCACGCAGCAGGTCTCCGACATCCTGATCCCGACCTACTGATATGGAGACTACCACCTGGCCGGCAGAAGCCGAATTCGATCCGACACCGGAAGACCGATTCATGGTATGGGCCACCACCGGAGGGAACGTGTTCCTGACCGGCCAGGCTGGTACGGGCAAAAGCACGCTGCTGAAGCAATTCTTGGATTCAGGAGCAATGGACGTAGCGGTGACAGCCCCGACAGGCATTGCCGCACTGAATGTGGGCGGGACCACTGTGCATCGGTGGTGCGGGATGCAGTTGGGGCCGCAGGATGGCGAGGACTTCCTGCAGGCTGCCGAGCGGCTGGAGGAGCAACCTGCGATTCATGGAGCCCGCAAGCGGGTGCGGGCTACCGAGGTGCTGGTGGTCGATGAGATCAGCATGATGGCAGGAAGGCACTTGGACTTCCTGAACTACTGGGTGAAGCGGATCAGAGAAGACAGCAGGCCCTTCGGCGGGTTACAGGTTATCTTCCTGGGCGACTTCCTGCAGTTGCCGCCGGTCAGGACCGACCAGAGCAAGGCCTACGACTGGGCGTTCCTGAGTCAGGCTTGGGAGGAGGCCGACTTCAAGACGATCAAGCTCGAGAAGGTGCGGAGGCAGAATGACCTTCCGTTCATCGAGATGCTGAGCGGGTTTCGGGTGGGCAGGATGAAGCCGCGGGACAATCAACTGCTGCGGAGTGCGCTCAGGATGAACCCGCCGGAGCACATTACCCGGCTGATGACGCACAACGTGCAGGTGGATAAGTGGAATAATTATCGGCTGAGTTCGATAGATGGCCCGATTGCTGTGTTTGACTCCGAGGTCAGGGGTGTGGATCAGGCGGTGGAGTTCGCCACCAAGAACATGAGCACGCCGCGGGTGCTGCAGTTGAAGCCCGGGGCTGCGGTCATGTTTACCGCGAACGATGCGGAGCAGGGCTTCTACAATGGGCAGGTGGGCCGTGTGGTGGAGTTTCGGGGTGGGGATATCGTGGTCGAGAGCCGCGGTGAGAAGATTTCACTGGGTCGGCGCAAATGGTTCTTTGAGAGTCTGGGGGTGACCGTCCAACAATACCCGCTCCGATTGGCCTACGCGATGACCATACACCGGGCGCAGGGACTGACCCTGGATGCCGCGAGGATTGATATACGGGCGGCCCGGGAGCCCGGGCAGGCCTATGTGGCCCTGAGCCGGGTGCGGACGCTGGGCGGGATCTACCTGACCGAGTGGCCGAAGGGCTGGTTCATCAGCGAGGAGGCGTTGCGGTTTGAAAGGCGTGAAGAGGTATGATGACTGTGCAAGAGATCGAGGGCTGGCTGGGCACGCCGCTGTTCCTGGTGCCGCAGAGCCCGGGGACCAAGATACCGATGGTCAAGTACACCCAGGAGACCATGGAGAGTACGAAGAGGGATGTGTACCGGGTCATGCTCGAGCACGGGAACGTGGCTGTGAGGCTGGGGGAGTTCTCTGGGGGGCTGTGTGCGATAGACTTCGACGATGAGGGGAGTCTGGAGGCGTTCCTGAAGGTCAACCCGGTGCTGCAGGGGTCGGCAAGGTGGAAGGGGAAAAGGGGCGCACAGATTGGCGTGAGGATCACGGGCAAGTACCCGGGGCCGTGCGCGGAGCGTAGCACGACCGAGATGGTTCAGGTGGGTGATCGGTTGCTGGGCAAGCCATTGTATGAGTGGCGGAGTACGGGGAACCTGAGCACGGTCAAGGGCGTGCACCCGAGCGGGTGCGAGTACAGCGTGCTGGTGGACAGGCCGCCGGTGGCGCTGGAGTTCAGCCAGATCCGGTGGCCCGAGGGCTGGCCGGCGCCGGGCAGTCGGGATGAGATCGCGCAGTTGATCCGGCAGCATGGCGTGCCCTGGACGTTCGGCCGGAGCGGCACGGGCAATCTGCAGGCTCCCTTCTTCGCGGCCTACATGGCGCACAAGGAAAGGTTCCTCTTCGATGCGGTGACCGGGATGCACTACTGGTACAAGGAGGACCGGGGGATCTGGATGAGTATGAGCCGCGAGGAGATGGCGCAGAAGGCCCTGGAGACCGCCAGGCGCGTTCTGTTGGATCAGGTGGCCTCGACGGAGGACCCGCGGCTGCCGGCGCTGCTGACGAGGCTCACAGCCAGCTTCGCGGATCAGGTTGTGGATCTCATCGGGAGGCTGCAGGTGGAGCGCAATCCGTTCTCCAGGCCGGACAGCGTGGTGCACTGCTCCAATGTTATGGTGGATCTACGGGCAGCGCCCTACGAAATGCATGGCTTCGGGCCGGAGTGGATGTCGAGGAATCAGACGCCGGTGCGGTATGTCCAGGGGGCAAGCAGCGAGATGTGGCAGGACTTCCTAGATCATGCCCTGCCCGAGGAGGATGACCAGATGCTGCTGCAGAGATGGGGCGGCCTGGCGCTGCTCCAGAGGAACAGGCCGCAGGTGATTCTGCTGCTGACGGGGACCGGCGGCGGCGGGAAGAGCACGGTGGCTGGGCTGGTGCGGAGGTTGGTGGGCGATGAGAACTGCAGCGAGCTGAGGACCGCGCACCTGGGGAGTAGGTTTGAATTGGCCAACTTCCACGATAGGACACTGCTGATCGGCAGCGACGTGCCGCCGGACTTCCTGTCCTGCGAGGAGAGCCAGCAACTCAAGGCTCTGACGGGCGGCGATAGGCTGAGCGTGGAGTTCAAGGGGAAGTCAGGGGCCAAGGCCGTGGTCGGCGACTGGAACGTCATCGTGACGGCCAATAGTAGGCTGAAGGTCAACGTGCAGGGAGATTTGGGAGCGTGGTCGAGACGGTTACTGCTGTTGGACTTCAGCCAGCCCAAGCCGGAGAAGGTGATCCCCAATTACCACGACGTGATGATTGAGCGGGAAGGCAGCGGGATATTGAACTGGTTCCTGGAGGGCGCGGAGGATCTGTGCCGGGTCATGCAGGCCGGCAGGCCGTTCCCGGTGACCGAGAGGCAGCGCGGGATGATTGATAATCTGTTGAGCGAAAGCGACAGTGTTAGATACTTTGTTGTTAACCATGTCCGGGGTAGCAGTATGTCGTCGGATTGTATCACAACCGAGGAACTATATAGTGCTTACATGACGATGTGTAACAACAAGGAATGGGGGCCTGAACCGGAGAAGCGTTTCCAGAAACGTGCCGCTGAACTGATGCTGGAGATACACCAGGCCATCCCGTCGAACCACATTCACCGTAGCGACGGTCAGCAACAACAGTCCCGAGGCTACATGAAAGTAACCTTGACCGCATGAAAAGCACTGGATCTGTCAAGTGTTGTCAAGCGGTTGGGACGGGGGACGGCACTTCTCAACTCGGTGCTAGAAGTGTAAAATGGGGTATAGGCTGCTCCAGGGTAGGAATGGAGTTGGGAAATGCCGTCCCTCCCGTCCCAAACACTAGACACCGCTTGACAGTGGTAGGCCTACGTAAAATTGGCTCGAAATTGGTCGGGCAATGCCCAGCCTGTGCCGAAGTAGGGGGAGACAAGCAGCGCAATCACCTCGTTGTCCAGGCAGACGGGAGGTTTGGTTGCGTTATCCACCCGGGTTCCAGTGGCAAGGCACATAGACAACGCATATTTCAGCTTATAGGAGATAAAAGCGGCAAGGGTAGGCAGCACTTGCCCGCAACACCATTAGACATATCACTGTTATGATAGTAACAAACACAACGAAACTATTGATGGAGGCACCGCACCTTGTGAAGATAGGCGTGCAGCGTGGCTGGCTGTCGTACCCCAAGGACATGGCGTTCAAGGAGGACGGCACACCAGCCCCGGTCATACAGGATGAGCCGGAAGTCACCGAGCAGCGCCACACACCGGACATGGCACGCAAGGCCTACGACCTGCGTGACCGAGGCCTGTCGCTGAACGATGTTGCCACGGCCTGCCAGGTGCCCCGAGGCAGCGTGGTCTATCTCATCACCAAGGGCCACGAACTCTACCTCGCAAGCCAACGGAAGGACATTGAACCATGACCACAACAAAGGCAGAATCCCCGCAGATGGAAGATCCATTTATTTACGCACCGCAGCCGACCAGCAAGGTCCAAGCAGTAACCCAGGCAGGCACCAGGCCGTCCATCCATGTCTCGCTGTACGCCTACGGTGGCATCAGCGCAGCCTGCATGATGTCATGGGTAGACCTGACGGCCACATTCGCCCGGTCAGACCGCCAGACCGACCTGCGCACCATCCGGGAGGATGCGCTGATATCCCGCAGCCGTTGCCGCGCCACCAAATGGTTCCTCGACTCCGGCAAGGATGTCTGGGTGCAGATAGACCACGACATTGAGTTTGCCGCGGCCGACATAGTCCGCATGGCCGAATTGGCCCATGACCACCAGGCAACCGTCTGCATCCCTTACTCATGCCGCTCACTGCCCGCCAGGCCGGCCCTGCGGCCGAAGGTGGAGCACCTGCAGGCCCTAAAACACCAGGTGAATGACGCGGAGTGCGCAGCGGAGCTGGTGCCCGTCACCATGTTCGCATCGGGATGCCTCGCAATCCCCCGTAAATGCCTTCTGGCGACACTTGATGCGCTGGAAGGGTCAGGAGTGCAGAACCCCTACAGGATCGACTGGTGCGAGGATGTGCGCGTCGAACGCTTCCCAACCCTGTGGATGCCACTGGCCATGGAATCCATGCCCGGCAAACTCGAGTATCTCAGTGAGGATTACGCTGCCGCAGTCAGGATGACCCTGGCCGGAGTGAAGCACCTCTCGATGAAGCCCCGGAAGCAACTCAACCACTGGGGAGAGTTCCCCTTTAGCTTTGCGCCTTATGCCGGGTGACAATTCAAAGAAGAGACCGAGTCTTAGAGATGTTGGGGCTGCTGCTGGGGTCAATCGCCAGTACGCACAAAGAGTTCTTTCCGGTGCAACCAATGTGCCGAAAGACATCAAGGAGAAGGTACTGAAGGCAGCCAATGATCTTGGTTACATGAAAACCGAGCATCCAGGTCAGCATTTCAACTCTAAGCTCACCCAAGAGCGTGCTGACGCAGTCGTTGAAGGCATCATCGAGAACAAGTCGCTGGAAAAAATCGCTGAAGCCACTGGGTTGTCCCAGCATACAGCGTTTAAACTGATCCGTGGGGTCAAGGTGCCGGCGGATTATCCCGAAACTGAAGACGAATGGCGCAAGGATGTGACCGGATTCCTGGAGGTTGCGATCTGGAAGGGCACCAAGCGACTAGCTGAATCCTCTATTATGTTGATTGATGATCGCACCTTACCGGTCTCGGTGGCCGTGCTAACGGATAAATTGGCGGTAATTCGCGGCCAGCCCACCAGTATTCACCTAGCCATGACGGCCTCTGTGAGCCATCGGGACCTGATGAAGGACCTGAAAGAGCGCGACGTGACGCCTGTGAACGACGAGCAGACGCCCGATGTAACCGACTGACTGAGTATGATAAAATAGATTATCAGGCCCTGATAACCACCCCGGCGCCCGCCCGATCCAGCCATCCCCAGGCCACCCCCCGGGGGAGGGGGTCGGGCAATTCGCGGGAGCTGTAAAAGTCGACGGGTTCCTTGAAACGAAAAATGTTGATAAATGACTCCACTTTGCCTCACCTGCTCCAAGCCCTTCGAGATCATCAAGCAGCACTCCGGCCCCAAGCAGAAGCGCTTCTGCACCGAGGCCTGCAACACCGCCTGGTGGAACGAGCAACCGCAGCACCCCGTCATCCCCCGGGTCGACGCCTCGCACCCCCGCGCACTTGAGCTCAAGCAGAAGCGCACCCAGCTCGTGCTCCTCGAGAAGGCCGACCCCTACACCTACGGCTACATCCCGGACCACTGGGAGATCGCCAACACCGAGTATTTGCTCACCCAGGAACTGCTGATCTCCGGCGGCAACCGCGCCGGTAAAACCCTCTGGGCCGCCCGCCGCGTGGTTCAAACCCTCCTTGAGAAAGAGAACGCATCGGTTCTCTGCTGTCACACCTCCCACGCCACCTCGGTCACCGTGCAGCAACCCGCTATCTACAACTACCTGCCCGTCGCACTCCGGGCGACCAAGAAGGGCCGCATCCACTACCTGAACTACAGCCGCAAAAACGGCTTCACCGACGGATCATTCATCCTACCCAACGGCAGCCGCTGCGACTTCCTGAACTACACGCAGAGCGAGAACACCATCGAGGGCCGCGAGGCCGACATGATCTGGTGCGATGAGCTTGTACCGCAATCCTGGGTGGACACACTGCGCTACCGCCTGATCACCCGCCGCGGCAAGCTCCTGGTCACCCAAACTCCCCTCGAAGGCGTCGCCTCGGTCTACAAGGAGTTCACCGCCGGCTCCGCAATCACCCGCTTTGACGACGCCGAGCTCATCAAAGGTAAACAGGCCCTACCCACCTGGCCCATGGGTAAGTCCGCCCGCACCATGGTGCAGCCCCAGACCAACCGGCGCACCGTGTTCTTCTTCAGCGAAGACAACCCGTACAACCCCTTCGACGAGATGAAAAGCAAGCTGGTCACCTCGCCCATGGGACAGATCCTGACCCGGGCCTACGGCTGGGCCTCGGACAACATCGGCAAGGCCTTCGCCCGTTTTCGCCCCGATATCCACTGCATCCCGGCCTCCAAGGTGCCCCCGGGCGGCACCCTGTACATGGTCTGCGACCCTGCCGGAGCCCGCAATTGGTTCTGCCTGTGGCTCCTAGTGTACGAAGACGGCAAACGCATCGTGGTCCGTGAGTTCCCCGACTTCTCCAACTACGGCGAGTGGGCGCTGCCCTCCGAAAAGCCCGACGGCAAGCTCGGTCCCGCCCAAACCCTAGACGCCGGCCGTTCCATCTCCGAGTACCGCAAGCTCTTCCGCCAGATTGAGTCAGAACTCGGCTACGGCGAGCCGGTGATGCGCCTGATCGACCCGAAAGCAGGCGGTTCCCCCGCATTATCCGAGGCCGGCGGCACGACCCTCATCGACCTCCTGGCTGAATCCGACGACCCCACCGACGATGGCATGGCCTTCATTCCCGCACCCGGCGTGCCTGTCGACCAGCGCACCAGTGCCATCAACTCGCTCCTCTCATACGACGCCACCCAACCTCTCACTGCGCTCAACGAGCCCTCGCTCTACATCACCGACACCTGCACCAACCTTGCCTACGCACTCTCCGAGCACACCGGCCGCGACGGGCAGAAGGGTGCGACCAAGGATCCCATCGATTGCTTGGGGATGCTGTTGGTCTCGGGTCTTGCGTTTGTGGGTCGCGGGGGCTTTGATAGCCGCGGCGGCGGTGGATACTAACACAAAGCACTATGCAAGGAGATTCCTACAAGCAAGCAACCGACGTGATGGCACGGGTCGGCGACGAGCCCAATGTACCGGCATTGACCGAGGAGCTGCGGCGCTCGGCCACCGACTACGGCGTCTTCGCCCGGGTCGAGAATGCCGAGAACGTGCGCTACTGCCGCTGGCCTGGGCAGACCGACGACGGCAAGAAGAACAACGATGCCAACCGCAACAAGCCGGCATTTCCCTGGGACGGAGCCTCCGACACGCGCATCCCGCTGGCCGACGAGATTATCAACGGCCTCGTCGACCTCTGTTCCACCTCCTTCTGGCGCTCGATGCTCCGCGTGTCGCCCACCAACATCAGCCAGCTCGACCAGGCGGTCACCGCGCACAATCTGATGGACTGGACGGTCAACTCCCGGATGTACAACGACCTCACCCGCGAGGTCGAATTGCTCTCCCAATACCTCTGGACCTACGGCTGGGCCGGCGTCCACGTCACCTGGCAGCAGGAGATGGGTCAGAAGGAGCAGTACCTGACCATGGACCAGATCATGGCCTTGGCAGCCCAGTCGCCCGAGGGCTCCATTCTGGCCGACCTGCCCAACCTCATCGCCAACCCCGAGGCCGACGACCAATCCGCGGAGCTCCTGCTCGCTGCTTTCCCAAACCTGCGTAAGCGCCGGGCGCTCAAGGCTATCCGCGACCTGCGCACCGAGGGCGAGTGCGACTTCCCCATACCCACGATGGTCAGCAACAAGCCGATGGTGGCCGCCCTGGCACCCTACGACGAGCTGGTCTTCCCGCCCGAGACCACCGACATCCAGTCCGCCCGGGTGGTCTTCCGCCGCTACTACATGACCGAGGCCCAGCTTCTGAACAAGGTCGAGACCGAGGACTGGGACGCAGAGTGGGCGCAGGAAGCCATCAACACGATGGGCCGTTTCTCGGATTACTCCGCCTACACCTACGCAGCCGTCGGCCTTGCCGAAAACTCGATCCTCGACCGCGAAAACCTGATCGAAGTGGTCTACGCCTACCAAAAGTCCATCGACTCCGACGGTATCCCGGGCGTGTTCTACACCGTCTTCAGCCCCCAGGTCGGCGACAAGTGGGGCTACTTCGACCTATTGGACTACACGCACGGCCAGTATCCTTTCGTTATCTGGCGCTCCGAGCTCATCCACCGCCAGATCACCGAGAGCCGCGGCGTGCCCGAGGTCTGTTCCACCTGGCAGCACGAGGTCAAGGCCCAGCGCGACTCCATCTTCGACTACACTTCGCTCGCCACGCTCCCGCCCATCGAGGTCCCCAAAACCCGCGGCGGCAACCTGAAGATCGGTCCCGCCATCCAGATCCCGGTGCTGCGCCGCGGCGAGATCGGCTTCCTGGCACCGCCCGCCCGCGAGCCCGGTGTTGCCTTCCAACTGATCGCGGCCATCGAGGCCCAGACCGATCGCTATTTCGGTCGCCCGACCGAGAAGGTCCCGCCGGTCATCACCCAGATGCGCCAGCAGCGCCTGATCAACAACTGGCTGCATGGCTGGACCGAGGCATTCCGCCAGGTCCTATCCCTCACGCTCCAGTACGTCGGCCCCGCCGAGATCCAGCGCATCACAGCCTCGGCCACTCCGCTGCCTCCCGACATTCAGGACTTTGACGTGATGCTTAAATTCGACATCCGCGAGCTGTCCACCGACCTCGTGACCGAGAAGCTCAAGGCTATCAGCACCCTCGTTCTGCCCCTCGACACCGCCGGCGTCATCGACCGTGCCAAGCTCATCAGTGTCGCCCTCCGGGCCATCGACCCCAACCTCGCGAGCGAGCTGGTCATGCAGCAGGGCCCGGCCGCGCAGAAGATGTTCAACGAGACCAACGACGAGATCGCGCTCATGTCGCTCGGTAATCCTCCCCAACTCCGGGAGAACGACCCCACCGCACCCATGCGCCTGCAATTCAGCCAACAGGTCCTGCAATCCAACCCGAAGTACCAGGCCCAGCTTCAGCAGGACCCGCTCTTCCAGGCTAACCTGCAGAAGTACATCGAGAACCTGCAGTTCAGCGTCCAGCAGCAGCAGAACGCCATCACCGGCCGCCTTGGAGTCCAATGAAACTGACCGACGAACAACTCTCGGAGGCACTCTCCGTGTCCGAGGAGCACCCGGTGCTCAAGGCCATGGGCCAACTCATCGACGACACGCTGCGGGACGAGGTGCTCAACGCCCTCCTCCCATCACTTTCCGCGGAGGACCGTGCCTACAACTCAGGGCGGGCAGCCGCAATCAAGGATCTCATCGCACAAATCAGTGCGTTAAGAAATGGGAGGGGGTTGACTTCCGGTCAATTCTAGGCTCTCACTCAAACAACGGCTTCTTGGTTGGCCTTAAACAACCCTGGCGCAGCATACCCGGCTTGCAGGGTCTAAAAGCATGGACATCCCGACGAATACACAGGAAGCGAAACCTGCCCAAAACACGGCACAGCCCCCAATCAACCCGATGCAGTTCGACGAATCGGCGTTGGCGAAGCTACTGAAGACACGATTCAGCGGGGAGGAAGAGAAGGCATCAGCCGTCGAGCGACAAGTGCCAGAGCCGGAAGCCACTTCCGTGGACGATCAGGCCGAGGATGCGGAGCCGACCGCAGAACAAACGGACGCCCAGGCCGAGTCGCCTGAGCAGGATGTTCTTTCCGAGACCGAAGAGAACAGCGACGAGGATTCGCTGGGCTACCGCAAACGCATCGACAAGCTCACGCGCCAGAAGAAAGAGGCGCTGGAGAAGGCCGAGGCGCTCGAGCGGGAGCTCAACGACGCCAAGACCAAGCTGGAGCAGACTAGCGACAGGCCGACCGCGGTGCAGTCCGCTGCAGACCCGTTTGCCGATGTCTGGGAAGTGTCGAAGCTCAATGATGAGTGGAGCAAGGCCCGGAACCTGAAACGGTGGTGCGAGGACAACATCGACGGCTGCGAAGTAGAGGGCAAGGAGTACAGCGCGGAGGACGTGAAGCAGATCAAGCGGCGTGTAGAAGACGCCATCGACCTGCACATACCAACCCGCGCCCGCTTCCTGCAGAACTACCAGCAGATCAAGCCCATCGCCGAGACGCTCTACCCATGGTGGAAAGACCGTTCGGCTACCGAGTACACCGAAGCGCAGGCCGTCCTGCGGCAACTGCCGCAGATTGCCTCACTGCCGGAGTATCAGGTGCTGGTCGGTGACTTCATTGCCGGGCGCAAGCTGCGCCTGGAGAAGGAGTCCGCCAAGGGCAAGCCATCTGCCACCCGCCCACTGGCCAAGGCACCCAGTCAGCCCGGTCGACCCACCGCAATCCCTGCAAAGAAGGATGCGGCCAAGGTCGGCCTGGATAACGCCAAGTCGCAGTTCCGAAAGTCCGGGACGACCACCGAATTAGCCCAAGTACTCAAAAGGATGCTCTAAACCATGCCCCTACTTCAGCCCAACCAGGGCGGCTCTGTGCCGCTCGCTTCCACCTCCGCCGCTCGTGAAGATCTGGCGGACTACATCGCCATCGTCGACGCCAAGTCGACCCCGTTCGTGTCCATGGCCCCGAAGGGCCGTGACATCGGCAATATGCAGTTCAGTTGGCAGGTCGACAATTACGGTGCCCCTGTGCTTGCCGGCGTTGTCGACGGCACTGATGTGACCGTTGCCAGTGCCTCCAACCCGGTGGTCAACCGGACCCGCTTGAACAACTACGGCCAGGCCTTCCGCCGCGACCTGCGCATCGGTTTCATCGCCGAGACTCAGGACGTCGCCGGTGTGACCGACGAGCTTGCCAACGGCATTGCCAAAAAGCTCGTTGAGATCAAGCGCGACATGGAGTCGACCTTCATGTGCACCAACCAAGCCGCCCAGGCCGACAACGGTTCGACCAATGCCTACCTGACCGGTTCCCTCGGCAACTGGTTGACCAGCACCAACGCCTCCAACATCGGCGCGTGCGCTTCGGGTTCGCCCTTCTTGCCTGCCTCCGGCGCTGTCGACACCACGGCCTCCGCTTCGTTCACCGAGGCCACTGCCCAGAACGTGCTGACCGCTATCTACGGCGCTACCGGCACCTTCCGCGACTACGACTGTATCCTGGGCACCACGCTCAAGCGTGCGTTTACCAACCTCACAGCCTCGGGTGCCATTCAGGTTGCCAATGCCAACAGCATTGCCGCCACCAGTGTCCGCACCTTCAATCAAGAGCTGTCGGCCGACACCTTCAAGGCGTCCATCGACATCTTCGAGGGCGACTTCGGTCGCTTGATCCTGCACCCGTCGACCTTTGTCGGCGGCAAGAACAGCACCTCGCTGTCCGCTCAGGCGTACAAGGGCTATGTCATCCCCATGGACATGGTCGAAGTCCGCTACGCCAAGTTGCCCCAGGTCAAGGATCTGCCCGACGCCGGCGGCGGCCCTGCCCGCCTCGTTGAGGCCATCGCCGGCTTGGTTGTGAAAAACCCGTCAGGCTTCGGTATGTTCAACGGCGCAAGCTAGTCTTAGTATCAACGGGGGATGCCTGGTCCATGGGCATCCCCCTCTTTCCTTTTCTTATGGCTCACAATTCCGCATCCTCCGTCATTGCCAACGCTCTGGACGATCTGCCCGGCGAACTGCGCCGCGCCGTCATCAAGGAGTTCCAATCCGGCATGCAGAAGGACTGGGTCAAGGCCGGTATTGATCAGAAGCGCATCGCCAAGGACTCGGAACGCGAGGTCCGCGCCATTGACGGCATCGGTCGCTTGCGGATGCGGATAGACCCCACTCTCTACCATGCCTGGGGCACCAAGTATGGGTACGACTGCTGGAAAGATTCCCAATTTTTGAAAGAGGTTGAGCGGGATAACCCCGAGGTGCGAGTGCGCTGCGGGGCTACACGCTTGCAGGTCGGTTGGCAAGGTGGCACAAAGAGGAGCAGTCAGAAGTTCACTTTATGAATGTTGGCTCTAATCGTCAGCTCGCCGGCGAGTTCGGCGGCAAATACATCACCGCGGCCGACGGTACGGTGAGCGGCAACTGGATGGAGATCCATGCCGTCTCGACGTCGATCCTGTCGGGCTGCACGTCCAACATCACCGGATTGGGCTCTGGCGTGACCATACAGGCCGGCGATTCGATCTCCGGTGTGTTCACCTCGCTCGCTCTGAGCAGCGGCGGTATCGTGGCGTACAACCGCAAGTGGGTCTAATCAATGAGACTGGGACTAGGCCTCGGCGTTGACGTCCAGCGGTTCGCTGGCGGCGGCGGCGGTGCGGACTATCCCATACTGCGGCGCGACTTGCTGCAGGAGGATGACTTCTTCGTTCTGCTGGAGGACAGCGACAAGATCGTCATCACCTTCGGCACCTTCGACTCTTTAGACTTGGAGAACGGGGACTTCCTGCTCCAAGAGGACACAGGCAAACTCATCATCCAAGCAAACTAACTTATGGCAGACACGAAAATCACGGCCTTGGCGGCCATCACTACGGTTGATCCGGCAGCGGACGTGCTGCCGATTGTGGACATCTCGGATACGTCCATGGCTGCATCGGGCACCACGAAGAAGATCACCAGCAACCAGATCCTGGGAGCCGGCGGCACCGCCACCCTCGCCTCCGCCACCATCACCGGCGATCTGACGGTGGATACGAACACTCTAAAGGTGGATTCGGCGAACAATCGGGTGGGTATTGTTAAGACGACCCCGGCATATCCGTTGGATGTCGGTGGCCGCATCTCGTACTCTGGAGCGATTGGAGAAGGTGCTGATACTACTGTTTCCTCCAGTGGAACTGCGCTGTTCTTTGGAAATTCAGCAGCGTGGACTGAGGCTCAATTTTATGCCGGTGGAAACTCACAGTATCGAATTCAGTCTGCCGGCGTCTTCACTTGGTACGACGGCGCTGGTGGCACCCGAATGACCCTGAACTCCACGGGGCTGGGCGTGGGGGCGAGTCCGACTGGATACGGCATACTTGCGCTAAAGAAAGACAACACCAGCTCTCCTCCGTACATTGTCTTGGACAATCGCGGAACCGGAGCAAGCGATACCAACACCTACACTCAGGGCGGTATTCTGTTCGGTGCGTATCGTGATGTCAGCAATCCTGCCTACATTGCGAGCATTACTGTTGAGCGTAAATCAGCCGCAGGTGGCGCATCATCGACTGGCGATTTGATTTTTGGAACTGCGGCAACTCCTACAACTGGAGCGGCTACCGAGCGATTCCGCATCGACTCCGCCGGCAACGTCGGCGTGGGGGTTACGCCGAGTGCGTGGAAGACGAACCACAAAGCAATCCAATTTGGACCATATAGCACAGGGTACTCTTCAATCTATACAGACGATGCAGCAAACACTTGGTTTAACTCTCTCAATTTTCAGAGCGCGACAACTCGACAGTATGTTTCCACCGGAAATGCTGCTGCTTATCGACTAACTGTAAACGGTCAGCATCAATGGTACACTGATTCAGTTGGTGGTGTTGCAGGTGGTACTGTATCCTTCACCCAAGCGATGACGCTCGACGCGAGCGGGAATCTGTTGGTGGGGACGACTACGGCACCAGCCTATGCCGCATTTAAAGCGAATGTTACTGGCGGAATCCAAATGACAGGATCTTCCACTGGGACAGCTATCGTTTCTCGTGATGGAACAAATCTCAATGCTTATCTTTCCCTTGGCTCGTCTTTTGGAGTAGCAAACTCGTATGATATTGGGCTTGTAATTTCAAATATCGCAGCCGCCGCAAGCAAACAGATTAATATTGTAAATAGAACTGGTGGTGTCTATCTTGCAGATGGTGCTACATCTTGGACCGCTGTGTCAGACGAGCGTTTCAAAGACATAATTGAGCCGATTACCAACGCTGTTTCAAAGGTTGGCTCGCTTCGATCTGTTATTGGCAAGTTTAAGACTGACGCGGAAGGCACTCGCCGTTCGTTCCTGATTGCTCAAGACGTTCAATTGGTTCTTCCTGAGGCGGTCGATGCGTCTAAATCAGATAAGCTTGGAGTGGCCTACACGGATGTCATTCCGCTGCTGGTTGCCGCCATCAAGGAACTCACTGCTGAAGTCAACGCTCTAAAGAACGCCTAATATGAACATCTCCATTGTCTGGATCATCGAACGCCTTCTCGTTAAGCCGACCGAAGGCACTCTTACCGACGTTGTGATTAACGCCGACTGGCGATGCAACGGCACTCAGGATAACTACAGCGGAACCTGCTACGGCAGCGCGTCGTTCGCGCCTCCTACCGAGAACTTCACGCCTTACGAGGATCTGACCGAGCAGCAGGTGCTGGATTGGTGCTTCGCCAATGGCGTGGACAAGACCGCAATCGAAGCGAACGTCACCGCGCAGATCGAGAACCAGATCAATCCTCCGGTCATCGCTCCGCCGCTGCCGTGGGTGCCGGTTCCCGAGCCGGTTGTTGTTGCGCCCGAAGCTCCCGTTGTCGAAGCTCCTGCCGCATGATCAAGATCGAACTCAGCACCGAGCAGGTGAATAGCCTCCTCCAACTCATCGACATCGCCATCAAAGCCGGTGGCTACCAGAACGCCAAGGTAGGCGTTCCTCTGGCCGACATCATCCTCAACGCTGCCCAACCAAAGCCCGAGTAAAACAATGGACGCGACCAGTCATGGCGGTGGATTCGGAGGTATCGTTGGGTTGCTGGGAACAGCGACCGTGGCAATGGTCGCATCCTACATCCCTGAACTCACCGAGTGGACTAGGTTCCTAACCGCCCTCGCTGCCCTAATCGCCGCCATCACGGCCCTCTACAAAGCCATCAAAAAGAAATGAACCCCAACGTCGCCTCACTCATCCGCCACGGCCTCAGCGCCGCCGGCGGCTTCCTCGTCGCAAAGGGCATGGTCTCCTTCGATCAAGTCAATGAGATCGCCGGTGCGGTCATCACTTTGGCCGGCATCGGATGGTCCGTTTTCAAGAACAAGAAGGCCGAGAAAAAGTCCGAGTGAACTGGATCTACCAGATCCTCAAGGCCCTGCTCGACTGGTTCCGAGAAACACCACCCACCGATGTGCAACATGGTAAAGCTCCCGAGGCCCTCAAAAGCGATCTGGCTGATCGCATTGCTGACCTGCCTGGGCTGCCAGGTGACGAAGGTGGTCCTGGTCCCTTCCGGTGATCCGGTGATGCTGGCCAAGCCGGTGAAGGCCAGCGTGTACGGATTCGACAAAGACAAGAAGCTGGTGGGGCCGTCCACGGTGACGCTGCCTGCCGGTTGGTATGTGCTGCCCAAGCAATGATCAACTACAAGGGCAACAAGTTCTCGGGCTACAACAAGCCCAAGCGCACGCCGGGCGAGAACAAGAAGTTCGCTGTCCTTGCCAAGGAAGGCGACAAGGTCGCTCTCGTGCGTTTCGGAGACCCGGACATGACGATCAAGAAGCACATCCCGGAGCGGCGTGCATCCTTCCGCGCCCGTCATGGTTGTGACGAGCCGGGCACCAAACTCTCCGCCAAGTATTGGGCGTGTAAATCCTGGTAGCCAATGAGAACCGTCACCTACGACTACGTGCTGCAACGCGCCTGTGAGCTCACTGGGCGCGTTTTCTCCACCCTAACGACCGAGGAGTCCAACTTCTTCCGCACGTTCATCTCCATGTCACTGCGGAGTGCCTGGGAGTGCTTCGATTGGCCCGAGCAGACGGTGTACGAGCAGCAGTACTTCGCGGCCGACTACAACCCGGCCCAGCTCTATTCAGCCGGCATGGTGGTCTACTTCAAGACCGAGCAGAAGTACTACCAGTACGTCGGCTCGATCAACTCCGGCAATCCCCCGACCACCGGAGGCCCTGGTGGCACGCTCAATGCCCAGTACTGGTCCGAGGCACTGCCCGACTACGGCAACAACGACGGCGACTGGGATGCGGCGACCACCTACACCATCGGGCAGATCGTTCTCTACCCCGACACCCAGCGGCACTACCAGCTCTACGCCACGGCACCGGCCGGCACCGTCCCGACCAACTCGGTCTACTGGGGCGTGCTAAACAAGTTCCTGCGCAATATCTCGCAAACCAACAACCCCGACGGCACAACCCGGGCTGTCCCCATCGGCGAGACCTTCTCAGTCTGGCCGGGAGACCCCCGTGTGTCCTGGCGCCAGCAGGAGGTGACCTACACCTTCACCGACGACGGTGTGTTGGTTGGGGAGCAGTTGCCCTACGTCTGGCTGGAGTTCCGCAAGACCCCTCCGTTGTTGGCCAATGCTGCCGAGGCTAGTGCCTACGATTTCCCCTACCGCTTCTGCGAGATCTGCGCACTCAAGGCAGCCGGCCAGATGCTCCGGGTCGACGGCAAGATCGACCTGGGCAACCAGTTCCTTGAGTTAGGAGAGGTTGAACTGACCAAGGAGATCGACAAGGTGGCGCTCCAGGAGAAATATGTCCGGCAGATAATCGTACCGTCCCGGTGATATGCCTGACCTACCTCAAATCGGTGCAATCGACGATGGATTCGTTGGAGTGGTATCGCGGATTGACCCTGCGCTGATCCCGGCCTCCTACGTTTCCAACGCCGTCAACCGACGCTTCGAGGATCAGGTCATTAAGAACCGCTGGGGCATTGTGCAGCCCAAGTGGGGCGGTAAGTGGGAGCTGCTGAACCGCGTGGTGACGGTGACCTCCAACTCTGTTTCCACAGTCCCTGTCAGCGGCACGCCCATCCCTCAGAACGCAAGCATCTCCTCGGACCCAGTCGCCAACGTGCTGGTCTTTTCCAACGGCACCCGATGCCTCTTGGATGATGGGACCAACTGCGTGATGTCGACCGCAGCACTGGCTTTCACAGGGGCTCCGGTCAACCGCACCGTTCAGTTCTACAACCAGACACTGCCCTTCGAGGACATCCTCGGCGTCCTGCCCTACCGCGACCCGGACACCGGGGCCAATGCACTTCTGGTAGCAGTCAACGAGGCCCGGGCCTCCGACGGTGGTCAGGGTAAGGTCTGGTGCATCCGGCCCAACCAGTCGCCCGTGGAAGTGTCCATGAACGGGCACGACATCTACCTGCCGGTGCGCCTCATTCAAGCCACCAACGGCGTGGTCATGCTGCGCCCGGGCAACGCCCGATACTACTTCTCAAGCGCCTCAGGAATCTACGACTCCATCCTGATGGAGGACGGGAGCCAGATCCTGTGCGAGGACTCCACGGTGCTTTCGGACGAGGACTCCACGCAGATCAACCTGAACGTGGTGCCCGACCTTACCACGGGCGATATCGTGACCATCGGTGGTGTGGGTGACGTGGCTCCCCTCTGGACTGCAACACCGGGTTCTGGTCAAGGCTTCCAGTTCTTTGTCAACGTGGTCAACGAGGAGGTCTCGCTTCACCTGACATTGGTTGATGCTCGGGCCGGCACAAACGCCTTGCCGCTCAGTCCTGAGAACAACGCCCGCTACTACATTGAGCGCTCTGCCAACCTGACCGGCTACGACCTGGCGCAAGACATCGTCGACAACCTGAACGACGGGATGCCCATCCTGATGCAGGGCAACGCCACGTTCCCGTCGGCGCTCGACGCCGGGTTCGACCGCATTCCGTCTACGCTGTCCATCGTTGGCTCTGACTCCACCGGAGACACGCTGACGGTCTACAACCACAACTTCATCCCGGGCGATCAGGTCTCAATCTCGAACGTGGTGGGTAGCGCCACGGTCAACAACCAGATCTACTACGTCTACCCGGTCGACAACAACACGCTGAAGCTCTTCAGCGGCACGACCGAGGAGACCGACTCGCTGAACGACGCTGGCCGCGCCATCATCCAGCTCACGACCACCGGCACGTCGCCTAACATCACGATCAGCGCGGTCACAATCCTCAATCAGGGTTCCGGCTACCTCTCGGCCCCGGTGATCACGGTCTCCGGCACGTCCAGTGTGGCCGCCAGTCTGACCGCTACCGTCACCAATGGCATTGTCAGTGCGGTCACCATCGTCAATGCGGGCACCTACTCGACCACACCCACGGTCTCGGTGGCCATGCCCTCCACGCTGGTCGACGTGGACAACAACAACATCACCGGCAGCATCAAGCGCTCGAGTGCTTCCGGTTCCTCGGTGCCCCCGGGTCGCGAGGGCCTGTACTTCCAGAACCGCCTACTGCTGCTCTACGGCAACGACTACCTGGCCGTCTCCGACGTGCTGGACCCGCTGCACTACAGCCCGGTGCTCAACGAGTTCAAGCTCAACACCGGTAGCAATGATCGGGTGGTTGCTCTGTACCCGTTCAACACTACCACGCTGCTGGTCTTCAAGGAACGCTCGGTGCTGGCCGTGGAGAACCTCTACGGCGACCTGTCGACCACCCGGCTGACCGAGATCACCCGGGAGTTCGGCTGCGTGTCTCAGGCTTCCATCGCAGGCACAGGCTCCGACGTCATCTTCCTCTCCCAACGCGGCATAATCAGCCTGCGCCAGACCGAGTTTGGTATCAGTCAGTCGGTGGTTCTGCCCCTCTCCGACCAGATCCAGAACATCGTCGACGACATCGACCAGGCCTACTGGGGCAACGCCTGTGCGACCTACTTCGCCAACCGCTACATCCTGAGCGTGCCCGTCGAGGGCGGTGACGGTAGCAACCAGCGCACGCTGGTCTACAACTTCCTGAACAAGGCCTGGGAAGGCTACTGGGAGGGCTCGCTACTCGTTCCGCGGTTCTGGTGCCGTGTCATTGTGGCAGGCACCGACACGCTCTGCTGGGCCGATGAGAGTGGCCTGATCCACCAGTTCGACCCGCTCGGTCTCGTGGACGTCAACCTGGCCGGCAACCTCATCCAGATGTCGACCGAGGTCCGCTTCCGCGGCTACACCGGGGAGGACAACGTCGACCACAAGCAGTGGACTGACATCCAGTTCGAGCTAGGCAACTGGAACACCCGCTATTCCATCACCGCGCAGTTCGACGGTGTGAACGAGTCCTACGTGGTCGCAACCGATCAGACCAAGGATCGCACGGCCTACTACACCTACGGCAGTGGCACCTACAACACGAACAACACCGCCGACAACTTCCTAGCCCCGTACCGCGAGGACTACTCGGTGACCACCCAGTTCCGCTGCGGCAACAACGGCTGGAAGGCCGGCCTGCACCAGTTCTTCAGCCACAAGGCTCGCCTGCGCAAGCACTCGGCCTCTGTGCAGCCCCTGATCACCACCGACCAGGGGTCTCTCGACATCTACAGCGCCAAGGTCATCGGCATTGCATTCCGACTCTACGGCAAGAACGACGTCTAAACCACCATGCCACTCTTTGTAACTGTCACCCCGGGCACCACGGTCAGCTCAACCACCACGCTGTCGGCCTCGACACTCAACCTCCTGGGCACGCCCAGTATCGACATCACCGGCTCGGTCGACGGCGGTACACTCTCGGTGGCCGATGGTTCGCTCGGGCTATCAAAGTTCTCCGCAATCACTGGAAGTCGACTCATTGGCAATGGTAGCCCGGTATCAGCCTACCCTACGGAGCTTGCATCCACTGACCTAGCCTTTGCGCCCGGCACGATCAACATCGGCACCGGGGCTGTGACCACCGCCAAGCTGGCCGACTCCTCGTCAACCACCACCGGAGTCACCTACGCCAAGATCCAGCACGTTGCCGATGCGCGGTTGCTGGGCCGCTCTTCAGGCACTGCCGGCGTGGTTCAAGAGCTGACTGTCGGCAGTGGTTTGAGCCTATCTGGAGGTGCTTTGACCAACGGCATCCTGCGGTATACGACAGCGCTGAAGGATCTTCCTGGTGCTGGAGATGCGAGTCAAACGGTGCAATGGAAGACCAGTCTGACCGAGCTTCCTGCTGTCGTTTCATCGACGCTGCCTCAGTTCATTCGTGTGGTGCTGCGTTGCAAGACCAACGACGGCGACTTTGTTGTAGGCAATGAGCTTGACGTTACTAGCGTTGTGATGGATCAGGCGTGGAATAGCGCCAATTTGGAGTCTGTTTATCCGATCAATGTCTGCACTGGGATGGAGTCTGCCAGCACGACCAACATTTTCTTGAACGTGTTTTTCGCAAAGCAAGATCCCGGAAACCGTGCTTTTACTGGAACAAGCAACGCGTTCTCTCAGATCACATACCTCAACAGCACCGGCTCGCGTGTTGTTCTCACCCGTGCCAACTGGCAGGTGCGAGCCTATCTGATGTACGCCTCTACCTGGGCATGATCCCCGCCATCACAGACTACCTGCTGCACAAGCTCCCGGACAGCTTCAAAGGCTGGACCCGTGAGGCCGTCGAGGACTACGTCATGTTCCATGCGGAGCAGGGCACGCTCAAGATCGCCACCCAGGACGACCATGTGGTCGGTGTGCTGGTAGGCTGGCGTCAGACGGGTCCAGAGCCTAAGGCCTGGGAGTGGCAGCATTCCGACCCCAATGGCGACCACTGGTACTGGCATCAATTCGCCGCGGATTGCGCGGTATTCGCCATGGCGGTGGCGGCTAAGTTCTTCCATGACCGACCGGAGGCTGCAATCCTCCCGGCTATCGGCTATCGCAACGGCAAACTGACCATCTTCAAGAAAGGCTCGATGCCGATCTACCGGGTGGCTGACAAAAAATATGGCATCAGTTGAGGCACCAGCACCACGGGACTACGGCAAGGAGACTGCGGAAACTCTCCGCGCCCAGCTTGACCTAGCGCCCGAGAAATACGCAGCCGAGGCCAAGTACGCTCCGCAGTACCAAGCTCTTCAGCTCGGCCTGTTGAAGTCTGCCACGCCGGAGCTGCTGCAGCTCTACAAGGAGCAGATCGCGCCCACCATGGGCGAGGTTGAGGCGGCCGCCCGCTCCCGTTCCAGGGCCGGTGACATTGCCGACATCGAGAGACTCGGGCCGCAAGCCCGTGCTGCGATCAAGGCGGCCTCGCCGGAACAGGCTGCCTTGGCCGATACGTTGACCGCGCAGGCCCAGTCTGGCCTGGCCGCAGGTTCCCGTCTGACCCCTGAGCAACAGCGCATGGTTGAACAGCAGACCCGTTCCGGCCTAGCTGCCCGCGGCTTGGCCCAAGGTCCGTCCGGTGCCCTGCAGGAGGCTGTGCGCTCACAGATGGCCGGTGCCGGCCTGCAACAACAGCGCCAGCAGCAGGCCATGGGTGCCCTCGGGGCTTCCCAAGGAGTCTATGGCGACGTGTTCCAACAGGTGCTTGGTCGGCCTTCTCAGGCCTTTGGGGCCTCGCAGGGCTTCATTGGTCAGGCTCAAGGATTTAATCCTGGCCAACTCTTCAACCCGGAGAGCCAGTATGCTGCCAACCTGATTGGTGGCAACCAGCAGGCCCAGCTTGCTGCCCGTACTGCTTCCGCCGCCAACACCACCGCGCTGATCGGTGCCGGTATGTCTGCCGCATCCAGCCTATGAACTACGGATACCAGCAGCCCGGTGGAATGATGCAGGGCTACGCACCCCAGCCGCCGATGATGCCTGGCAGTGGGTACGGTGCGCCCATGATGACCAACTTCCAGAACACCACCGCGGATGTGGAAGCCCAGCGCAAGCGCCTCAAGGCCCTCGGACTGGACGACACCATGATCGACGACGCCTTGTCGTTTAAGCAGGGCCTCTTCGAGAAGCGCGACGAGATGCAAGGCAAGGCGCTTGAGGCTATTGGTGGTGGCATCAAGGCTGCCGGAAGTAATCTCACCGGAGCAGCGTCTGCCGCCGGTGCCGGCCTCAAAGGCCTTGCATCCTCTTTGTGATCATCAAGTTCCAGCGATGCACAGGAATCAGGCTCTTTCGGTTGTTCCGATGGCAGCTTGAGATCTGGTTTTGCCCCGCTGGTGAGTTGATCCCGTCGCATTGCCACAGCCAGTTTGACTCCCGGATCATCCACATCCTCGGGACCATGCGTTGGATGATGGGAGGCAAATCAAAGCACGTCACCAGCTACCACTGTGGGTGGTCTAAGCCCGTCCCAGCCGGCGTACAGCACAGTGCCATTGCGATGTCGTTCTCGGTGTTCGCCAATCTGGAGCGGTGGAGCGGCAACCCAACCTCCGCGGCAGTAGACTTCAACCCGGCGTGAACAAGCTCGGACAACTCTACTTCGACGCAGCCGGCGGCAACCACAACGCCGTGGTGTTCATCACAGCCTTCCATGCCTACTGCCATGCCATCGACGACCTGGTCGACGGTGACGTGCCGTTCACCCCTGAGGCCTTCCTGGACGTGATGATGCAGGCCAACAGCCTGTACTCGACCCCGTTCTACATCGACAATTGGTTCCGGCTGCAGCCCGTCATCGCGCAGATCACCAGCACCTACGCCGACTCGGTTGCCTGGGAGAAGGCTGACGAGGAATGGAAGCGTCAGACATCCGATGTCCTACGGCTCTGCGGCAACGACATGATCATCCAAGTGGCTTGGATCATCGGGGGCTATAAGCACATGAGGGCTATCAGCTTGAAACTGCGCGAGTTCGCGTACCATTCTCAACACAGCTAAATCTATGGCAACCTACGGCTATTCCACACCATACACCGGACGCGGCGACACCGGCCCGCTGCCTCCCGGATTCATGGATGCCGCAACAGCCCCCGGGCGCAACCTGGCGATGGGCATTGCTGCCATGGGCCAGGGCCTTGGTAAGGCTATAGAGCAGTACCGCACCAAGAAGGCGGAGACTGAGGCTGCCACACAGAGCTGGGAGACCGTCTCCGGGCTGATGCAGCAGCAGCTCTCAAGCGACCCTAAGTACCTGGCCATCCAGCAGTACATGGAGACCGGGGCTTTGCCTCAAGGCGTCACCGAGCAGGACATCCCGCGCTACACCCAACAGGTGCAGGCCGACCGGGAGATGCTCAACAAGTTCTCGGCTCTCGGTGAGAAGTTCCCGGACATGAGCCTGGCCAAGAAAAAGGCGGCTCTCGGGGACGCCGTGATGGTGCTGAACCAGTATAGGACTGATCAGCAGAAACAGGCTGAAACTGAATTGCGCAATCTTCAAACCACTGCCGCCCGCTTTAACCTGCAGACAGCCCAAGGTGCCGAGGCACGACGCCTTGGGCTCGAGCAGGCAATCTCTCAGGTTGCCCAGCTTCCGGTCACGCAGGAAGTCACGGTGCCCGCACCTCCGGCAATCATTAGCAGCAGCCTGAACATTCCCGCGGAGCAGCAGCCCTACACCCCGTTCTACCAGGTGCAGCAGATCCCGGGTGGCACGATCCAGCAGCCTCCGGCTCCGCAGACTCCACAGGCTCCGACCTTTGGTGGTATGCGCTTCGGTGGTGCCGATCAGTATACCATGGGCCTTGGGCGCAACATCATGCCCATCCCGGCTGGCACAAACCGCTCTCAGTTCACACCTTCCGCGCAGGTTCAGGCAGCCCCGCCTGCCGGCATTGCCCCCATCCCGCAGCGCGAGGTCCCGGCTTTTGAGTCGCAGCCCATCCAGCGCACGGCCACCGAGACCCAGCCGGTCGGCTACCAGGACCGCTTCAAGCAGGCTGTCGATGTGTTCCAGCGCCTAGGTGCTCCGATCAACCCGGATGCCATCAGGAGCGTATTGGAAGCCACCGGAACACCACGGCCCATCCAGGTCGACACCCAGACCCTGCCCGGCGGCATCACCGTGGTGCGTGCGGACGGAAAGGTGGACATCCTGCCTGCGCCCAAAATGGTCGAAGGCAAGGATCTGACCGAGGGACAGTCCAACTCGTTAGGGTTTGCTTCGCGCATGATGCTGAACGAAAGCACGATCAATGACGTGGTTGGCCGTGGTTATCGCCCTGGCGGCTTGACTGAGTTTGGTTTTACCCCTGAGCGATTGCGTTCCGACGACCGCAAGATCTACGACGCCGCCAAGGAAAACTGGATTGCTGCTGCTCTGCGCAAGGAGTCCGGTGCTGCCATCGGCAAGGACGAGTATTCCGCTGCGGATCGCCAATACTTCCCGCAGCCTGGCGACAGCGACAAGGTGCTCAAGCAGAAGGCAAACCTGCGCTCGACTGTTTTCAAGTCCATGAAGGCTGGCATTGGTCGATTCGCTGACGACTACCTGCGCCAGATGGGCGTCGGTCAGGAAACCCAGCCCCAAGGCGGCGTCCGTAAATACAATCCCGTCACGAAGCGCATCGAGTAATTATGCCATATCAGATCCAGGTCGGCTCTCAGGTTGTCGAGTTCCCTGATTCCGTTGGCCAGGATGAGGCCCAGCGGATTTTGTCCGAGCAGTTCCCAGCCACTGGCGAGGATATTGCCGGTGCCATGCAGGACCCGGCCTACAAGCCCTCGGTCGACGACTACCTCAAGTTCGAGCAGTACTCCAAGACCAAGCAGACCGACTGGATCAACACCATCGCGCAGTCGGTGGATGCTGCCGCCAACATGATTGGTGGAGCGATCTCAGAGGGCGCACAGGGAGCTGTTGCAAACCCGCTCAACTACATTGAAGGCGCGGCCCAAGGCACCCGGCAGCTCTACGGCCTGGTCGCACAGTCTCAGGACCCCGGCTCTCCGCTCTTTAAGTTCAAAGACCTCGTCGCAGGCACGGGCACCGCGGAGTCCCGCTACAATCAGTTCCTCGAGGCCCGCGACTTCGCCAACACCAGCGCCCGCCTTGAGCGTGGCGAGGAAGGCATTGTTGTCCCGCCTGAGTACACCAACCCGGAGTTTGTTCAGGGCGTGTCCATGATCCTTGACCCGACGCTGGCTCTCCCCGGTATCGGCGAAGTGTTCGGCGCAGGCAAGCTGGCCACCCGTGCAGTCGGTAAAGGCGCACAACTCACCGGGCGTGCTGTTGCTGGCGTTGCAAAGCCTCTGGAGCGTTTTGCAGGCGCTGCCGAACGCATGACAGCGGAAGCTCTTGGAATGACGCCAGAAGCGCTTCGCACCGCTGCTTCAACAGCCGGTGTTGCTGGTGCCCTCGGTATTGCCCCCGAGGCGGCAGCTTTTGCCGCTATCCCTGCCGGCATCCGTACTGCACGCGAGGCCGGCGAGGCCTTGACCCGTGCCGGCGAGAACCTGGTGACCCAGCCGTCCCGTGTTGGACCGCTGGAAGCCATCGGTGCTGCCCCGGGTGCCAACTTGCGCCAGCGTATGCTGGGTGTGGTCGGGCAGTACGGTGGGGACGCTGCGGTTGACGCTGCCTTGCGTGCCACTGCCGGCGGCATTGAGGGCGCTACCCTGGGTGCCGGCCTTGGTTATCTATCAGGCGGCGAGGAGGGCGCTGCTGCTGGACTTGGATCTGGCCTTGCCCAGGGTGCGGCCGGTGCCCTCGGTGCCCGCGGCTTCGAGCGGCTCACCGGCAAGGCTGCCAAGGAAGCCCGTGCCGGCGACCTGGGTCGCTTTATCGACGCCCAGCAGGACCCGACGACCAAGGCGCTGTTTGAGCGGGTGCGCGATCAGAATGGCGTGGATGCCGCATCGGCGCTCATGGACCTTCAAGGCCTTGTCCGGGGTAAGTTTGGGGATATTGACATCCTCTATCGCTCCAACGCGCAAATGGCCGAAAAGTTTGGAGACAAAATCCGCGGTGTGCAGATTGAGTTGGGGGAGCGGCCCACAATATTTATCAACGCCGACATCATCGGCAAGGGCACCGGGGACGGCCCGCTCTACACTCTCGGCCATGAGCTGTTCCATGCCCTGGAGAAGACTACCCAACTGGAGGGCGGTGCCACCGAGATCAAGGATTCGCTTGTTGGGCGGTGGGTTCAGGAAGGCGACGTTGTCCGTAAGCTGGCCGAGGGCGCTTTCAATGACGCCGAGATTGAGGCTCGTTTCAATCAGTATCGAGACAAGCTGGCTGCAGGCAGTCAGGAGCGTGCCGATCAACTCGCCCAGTACGACACCATCGACAAGAAAGCTGGCTATGTGGCCTCAGAGCTGGCCGCGGAACACTTCGCTGGACTTTTGGCCGGCCAGAAGCCCGACGCATTGCTGAAGGGATTCACCGGAATCACCCGGCAGTTGTTGGACTCCGCACTGACCCAGAACGCCAGCCGGGCTTTGGCCGATGCTGCTGCGACCATTGAGCGCACTTTCGGAGTCAAGCCCACCGACTCGGTGCTGTTCCCGGACCTGAAACAGGCCTCTCCCCAGGTCAACGCCATGCTGCGCGACCTGCTGCGTGCCCGTCGCAAGCTGGACGAGCGCATCACAATAGAGAACGAGGGACCTGGAAAGGTGCTGAAGCCGCAGGACGTCTCCAACCCGATTGCCGCAAAGCAGTTGGTGGATCTCGGTGTGGCCGAGAAGATGCCCGACGGCAGCGTCAGGAACCTCTCAGACGAGGAGATCCGAGTTCGCGAGGAGAAGGACACCACTGCCCTCAGAGCGATCCTGGAGGGCACGTCTGGAGCCCGTGTGGTCGATGGCGAGATTCTGGGCCGGTTCAGCCCGCAGCAGTTGTCCGCCATAGAGCAGTCCCAGGCAGTCAGCAGCCGGATGAAGGACAAGATTCGGGCCGTCAACGCGGCGATGAACGCCGGAAACAGCATCTTCCTGAACTACGGTGCTGCGACCAAGCGGGTGAAGAACCGGCTGACCGGAAAGTTTACCAGCAAGTACAACAGCGGTATCCGCCTCTCACAGCGTGAGGTGTTGCCATACAGTTTCTACCTATCCAAGGCCGACAACCCGGTCATCAAGGCCATCGACATCAGCAAGATCCGCGGTGCCCTGGACAAGCTGACAGCCCCCGATGGAAGTGTGGCAAAGGGCCTGTGGGACAACGTCGACGGGTTCATGTCTGACCTGGCCGCCTACTTCACCAACTTGGACGCCGGTGAGGGCGCACGCCGGTCTGCGGAGATCTTCGGAGTCGACAAGGCCCGGTTCCTAGGCGACTTCGTCAACGATCAGGAGAAGGGCGGCCGCAAGTTTGTGCGCGACTTCCGGTTGGACCGCATCGGGTCGACCAATCCGATGGACTTCCGTGCGCGTATTTCGGAAGACGCAATCCAGAAATCCAAACTGCGCTGGATGCCTGCCGAGACCATCGGCGACAAGTCGATCACCAACTCCGAGGAAGGTTACCGCATCATCAGCGGGGCCAAGCATAAGCTCTACGGCCCCGACGGCAAACTGATCGGGATCTACGACACCCAAACCCAAGCAGAAAGGAAAGCAGATGCCACTCAAGCAAGGCTACAGCCAGAAGTCGATCAGCAGCAACGTGTCCCGGGAGATGAAGGCCGGCAAACCGCAGAAGCAGGCGGTGGCAATCGCGCTCTCGGTGGCGCGGAAGGCGGCCAAGAAGGCGGGACGGTTCGACAAGCGGGGGATGTAAGGTTCATGCCGGACGAAGAACCGCTTACCCCGGAACAACGCAAGGCCGTCTCGGCCGCAAAGAAGAGGTCTGTTGAGGTCTCAAGGAAATACCCTGAGGCTTTGCGTCTTGAGATTCAGACCGACAGGAATGGTCGACCAAAGCTGGAGCCAATCCTCGACGATGAAGGCAACCCGATGCTCGATGCGAAGGGCAAGCCGATGATGGAGGTCTCGTATTCCAAGGAGTCTTACGACTTGCTTGGATCTCCGAAGATCTCAAAAAACCGTGATCGTGCGGTCCTTCAAACTGCCGACTTGCTTGAATCCGACGCAAGGAAGGCGATCAACGTGCCCGATATTCAGAAGGGCATCGGTTGGTACAGCAGGATGCGTGAGTTCCTGCAGCAACAGTTCGGCGCAAACATTGAGATCTTTGGGCAGCTTCTCGGAGCGACGTCGGCAAGAACGCCTGTCGACACCAACTTCAGGCAGGCACTTGAAGCGTTGAAACTGTTGAGTACCGGCAAGTACGACGATTTGCTTGCAGACTTTGGAAAGTACAGTGCCCAGGTATATGCCGACGCTCAATCCGGCGACCTCTTTCGGCAATGGCGTGAAAAGAACCCTGGCAAGCGCGACTCGCAGTTCAAAGTCAACGACGAGATCCGCAAGCGCATCAATGCCTACGAGGGCATCCCGCTACGGGAGAATGGGAAAAACTTCAACGCGAACTCCAAGAAGGTACTGCACGTCCTCTACAACGTATGGCTGGATCAGACGGTCGGACCCAAGACGCCCAATTTTGCAGGCAATCTGACCGGAAGAACGCTCAAGGCGACCATTGACGTCTGGGCTGCCAGAAACCTGCGTCGGATTCTCTACGAGGGAAACAACAAGAAGTGGCGTCTCCTTCCGGAACAGGAGTCGGGCGTAACCGATCCTGACTTCTTCTTCGCCCAGGACGTCTACGATGTCGTCGGGAAGCGCCTCGGGATGAATGCCGACGACCTCCAAGCCCTAATGTGGTTCATGGAGAAAGACGTCTGGGAGAAGAACGGGTGGACGTCCACAGTTGGCGCTGAGAAGTCGAGCTTCGACAAGGAAGCTAACAAGCTGGCGTTGGATCGGTATCAGGCAGGCGTCACCACGTTCACGAGCCCGGAGCAATACAAGCCTGAGATTCAAGACCAAGAGCGCATGGCTCTTCGGAAATCAATTGGAAAGATACCTGGGATGACCAGCTCCCGAGTGACTCTTTCGGATGGGCTTTACGGCGACTACCTTGAGCCGTCTCTCGATGTCGAGTTTTCGGTGCAGCGCAACAAGGATGGAAGTTCACAGAACATCTCGGAGCAGGTTTCAGAGATCCTGAGAATTGCTTCTGAGCAGGGGCGCAAACAGAACGACGTGTTCGTTTCCAAAGTGGTCGACGAGAACCACCCCAATGCCAGGCCGATGGTTGAGATCGGTTTCAAAAAGGCGGCGTCCCCTGAAGATGTGCAAGCCGTTGTTCAGGCCTTCCGATCAAATGGCGTCGATGGATTCACCATCGCCAAGGATGCCCGAGGCAACGTCATCGGAATCAGATCGCAGTACATCCCGGAAATCTCCGCCAGGTTCGACACCATCGACCATATCGACCAGGCAAAGTTCATTGGCTTTGCTGATCAGTGGATTTCCAATGTAAAGAAATCTTTGTCTTCGGTTGAACAGATAGACAACGTCAGCTACAAAAACCCTGGTTGGGTATCAACCACAGTTTATGGAATCGAAGAATACAGCACCGCAAAGCCCAAGGACAACGGCAGAACTAGCCGCCGCGAGGAACTGGACCGCCGGAGGGCTGTCCTCCAAGCAGGACAGGTACCTGGCGGGACAGCTTCCGTCGAAGGTGTGGAGTCCGGGTCCTCAGGACTTCCAACTGCTGGCGCAAATGTTCCAGGACAGAGCGCCAGTGGCACGGCTGAAGTAGGCGCTCAGCGCTTCATGCCCGACTACAGCGGCGAGCACCGTGCCCCGATGCGCGACTCTGGTGCCCCGCTGGACAATCTGAAGGATGTCTATCCTGACGACGTGTACGGACCGAAGGGGGCGCTGTATTACGGCCACTCGAGCGGAGACGCTACGGACAAGGCTGCGATCCGCATCCTTCAGGCAACTCGCAACAAACCTGACGCGCCCGTAAAGGTGTTCCGGGCTATTCCCAAGGACATTCAGTCCAACGAGATCAACCCGGGCGACTGGATCACCACGATCAAGAGCTACGCTGTCCAGCATGGCGAGGGAGCGCTTGGCGGTGACTACAAGATCCTGGAGAAGACCGTGCCTGCTGGTGATCTCTACACCAACGGCGATTCGATATTTGAGTTCGGGTATGATCCCAAGTTCATGCCGATGGCCGACTCCTCAATGCCCGGGGCCTACTCGTTCACCGGCGGCTACCGAGCCCTCCCAGGTAAATCGAAAGGCAGCCTGCGCCTCTACAGCCCTGCCGGCAGCCTGATCGGCATTGCGGCCAGCCTTGACGAGGCGCAACGCATCATCCGAAAGAAAGCCAAGCAATGAGCTACGATTCACAGACCAGCACGATCCTCATCAACAAGCTGAGGAAGGACGTCGACTCGTTGACGCTCAAGATCGCGCTCATCGAGGACCGCAAGGCCTCGGGCACATCGGGCGGCAATGGTGTGGCTGCGGTGTGGACCAAGCGCGACCTGAACACCGTCGCCAGCGATCCGAGCGGACTGATCCTCGACCTGGCGAACAGCGAGTTCAAGCTGGCTGCCGGTGCCTACCAGATCCGGGTGATCAGCCCGTTCCATCATACCAGGGAGACCCGGATGCGGGTGTACGACGTCACCAACAGCGTGGTGATCGGATACAGCGCCTCGGACGACGTCACCAACCAGGAGAGCCAGTACCTGCACACCAACGTGCGCATACAGCCGCACAAAGACACGGTGTACAGGCTGGAGTACTACATCACTAGCGACGGCGCTACGCACCTCGGCACGCCTGCGTCAATTGCCAGTGTCGATGAGATTTACACGGTCTGCGAAATCACGAGACTGGACACCGGCCTGACCAAGCCGCTCGGTGCCGGCGGTCTGCAGGGTCCGCAAGGGCCTGCTGGCCCAACCGGCCCTGCCGGGCCTCCGGGACCTACCGGCGGCGGTGTGACTAGCGTCAACGTCTCCGGCGGCCTCACAGGCCTGTCGACCTCGGGCGGCCCAATCACCAGCAGCGGCACAATCACGCTCGGAGGTGTTGTGGCCGTGTCGGCAGGTGGAACTGGTGCAACAGACGCGGCCACAGCCCTGACCAACCTGGGGGCCTATCCTGCGTCGAATCCGAGCGGCTACACGTCCAACACCGGCACGGTGACGTCCTTCGGGTTCACCAATGCCAACGGCGTGAGCGGTACGGTCACCAATGCGACCAGCACGCCCAACCTGACCGTGTCCCTGGGAGCCATCACACCGACCTCGGTTGCAGCTTCAGGCGCGGTTACCGGCAGCAACCTGTCGGGCAGCAACACCGGCGACCAGACGATCACGCTGACCGGGGATGTCACCGGGTCTGGCACGGGGTCCTTCGCTGCGACCATTGCCAACAATGCGGTGACCTTCGCCAAGGTGCAGCAGATTGCCACCGACAGGCTGATCGGGCGCGACAGTGCCGGCACGGGCAACGTTGAGGAGCTTACTGTCGGAGGCGGCGTAGAGTTCACGGGTTCCGGCATCCAGACCAGCGCCTTCACCGGTGACGTCACCAAGGCTGCCGGTGGTACGGCCCAGACAATCGCCACCAGCGCGGTGACCTACGCCAAGATCCAAGACATCTCGGCGGCCTCGATACTAGTGGGCCGCGGTGCCGGCGCCGGTGCTGGGGTCGCCCAGGAGATCAGCCTAGGCACCGGCCTGTCGATGTCTGGCACCACGCTGTCGTCGACTGCTGCCGGCTCTGTGACGTCGGTCGACGCTTCGGGCGGTACGACAGGCCTGACCTTCTCGGGCGGCCCCGTGACGACCACAGGCACGCTGACGCTGGCCGGCACGCTGGATGTGGCCAACGGTGGCACCGGAGCGACCACGGCTGCCGGAGCCCTGACCAGCCTCGGGGCCTACCCCAACAGCAACCCGGCCGGGTACACCGCCAATGCCGGCACCGTGACCAACGTGTCGGCCTCGGGCGGCGCCAACATCTCGGTGGCTACCGGCAGCACCACCCCGGTGATCAGTCAGGTGGCGGCCACGACCACGCAGAACGGCTACATGACCTCGGCACAGGCCACCAAGCTCGACGGCATTGCCGCAGGGGCTTCGGTGACGTCTGTGGGCGTGGACGGTGGCACGACAGGCCTGACCACCACCGGCGGCCCGATCACGTCGTCGGGGACCATTACGCTGGCCGGGACATTGGCTGTGGCCAATGGCGGTACCGGAGCCACCAGCGCCGCCAATGCGCTCACCAACCTTGGAGCCTACCCGGCGAGCAATCCCAGCGGCTACACCAGCAATGCGGGCACGGTGACCAGTGTGGGTGTTTCGGGTGCTGGCCTAGGCGTGACCAACCCAACCACGACCCCGGTCATCTCACAGATTGCTGCATCCAGTGTGTCGGATGGCTACATGAGCAGCACCTATGCCTCGAAGCTCGACGGCATTGCTGCAGGAGCCAGTGTGACGTCCGTGGCTGCCTCTGGAGGAACCACAGGCTTTTCGTTTACCGGAGGGCCTATCACCAGCTCTGGAACGCTGGTGTTGAACGGTCTCCTAAATCCCGACTCCGGTGGCACCGGACACACCGCACCGACGGTGAACGGTCAGTTGCTGATTGGAGATGGCGTGGATGAGCAATGGGACCTTGCCACGCTGACTGCGGGTACCGGAATCAGTATCACCAATGGCCAAGGGTCGATCACCATTGCAGCGACTGGCACCGGCTCAGGCGACGTGGTGGGACCTGGCAGCGCGACGGATGGCGACTTCGTTCTGTTCGATGGTGCCACCGGCAAGCTGATCAAGGGGGCCAGCTACCGCCAGGTGGGCGGGGACATCATCGGGCCGATTGGCGGAAGCTCGATGATCGACGGTTTCGTCTACATCCCGGCAGGCTCCGGTGCTCCGACGGGCACTCCGACCAATGTTTCCGGCACCAACGTGCCGATGTACTTCCACACCAACAGCGCCACCAACACCGACGTGTTGTACATTCACAACGGAACATCTTGGAAATCGGTCGCTCTGACCTAACCTGAAGGCCCATGAAACACTCCTTCCCCTGCGTAGAATCAATGCGGCGCGTGAACCTCTCCAACGGGCGCGTGGTGCGCGTCTGGCGCGACCGTACCAAGGAGAACCTGTCGGCCTCCTACGACGACGCGGACATCGTGTCGACCTGTATCGCCAATGCGACCAACGACACGCAGCTCCTGGCAGCACTGGCCAAACTCAAGGGCGTGAATGCCGCGGAGCTGGTCGACGCCAATGGCCAGGGCACCGTGGTTTACCCGATCTGGCCGTGACCTATCGCAACCGGACCAACCCGTCGGTGGTGGTCGAGATCCTGGCACAGGATGCCCAGTTGCGCCTGGGCGAGCTGCGGTGGCCCGTGGTGGTCTACCGCCGGCTCGACAATGGCACGGTCTACGTGCGCTCGAAGGCCGAGTTCGACGCCAAGTTCGCGCCCGAGTGACCCCTGTTTGACCCGCATAAACATTGGGTTTTCTTCAAAATCTACAGAAAAACGGTTTTCTCTGTAGACGGAAGGCATGGTGTGGGTCATCTTCAACCCATGACCGACAGCGACTTGATCAATGCTCCTAAAATTAAATGCGAATGCGGAATGATCGCAAAAGGCGTTATCATTCTTCTCAACCATAACCGTGGGGTAAAAGTTGAAGGTAAGATATGGCATCATCGCAAGTGCCCAAAGTGCGGAACGTTGAACCTGTTAGGTGAGCACATTTTTAAAAAGTGATTTAGGCCACGGGTGGGGCCAATACCACCCAACCAGGGGCGCGACTGGCCAACGCGCACAACTCTCCAAACTATGACCACCATCTCCAACCTCATCTCGGCCCTGATCATCGTCGAGTCATCCGGCAACGATCAGGCCATCGGCGACAACGGACGCGCCCTGGGCCCCCTGCAGATCCACCGCGGTGTGGTTCTGGATGTGAACCGGATCACCGGCAGCAACTACCGCTGGGAGTCGATGACCAATCGGGTGCAGGCCCGTGCGGTGTGCGAGGCCTACCTGAAGCACTACGGCCGCGGCGCTACCTCCGAGCAGTTGGCCCGCCGTTGGAATGGGGGGCCGACTGGAGATCGCAAATCTGCGACCGAGGCCTACTGGGCCAAGGTTAAGAAGCAACTGAAATGACCAAACCTAAAACCATCAACGTGACACCCACCACCCACAAGGCCCTGCGCGACTACTGCCTGCAGACCGGCTCCAAGCTGCAGGCCATCGCCGACAAGGCCATTACCGCCTGGCTAAGAAAGGCCGCCAAGTGACCCGCATCCTAGCCATCGACCCAGGCCTGTCAGGCGGCCTGGCCTACCTCGGGCCAAGCGGAATCATCCTCAACAGTATGCCCACCACCGACCAGGACATCAGCATCCTGGTGAGCGACAGGCTGGCGATCTCGGATGTCTGCTACATCGAGAAGGTCGGAGGCTATGTGGGCGGCAAGGGCGCCCCGGGCAGCTCCATGTTCAACTTCGGCTACAACGTCGGCTTCCTTCACGGCCTGATTGCGGCCTCGAAGACCCGGGTGATTGAGGTTCCGCCGCAGCGCTGGCAGAAGACGATTGGGGCCGGCACCAAGGCGACGCACGGCGCCAAATGGAAGAGCCACCTGAAGGGCATCGCGCAGCAGCGACAGCCCCGCCAGGTGATCACACTGAAGACCGCGGACGCTGTACTGATCCTGGAGCACGCCATGATTGCGGAGGGCCTCAAGTGATCAACAAGAAGACGATCACCAGCGCCGTGGCCGCGGGCTGGATCTCATTCTCGGAGCCGAAGGAGCGGCAACTATCTCGAAACTTTGCTCAGCCCATCGAGGCCTTCGACAGCGAGCTGGCATACCGGCTGTGGAACAACGGGGCCGACACCGACACGGTGGCCCGGGCCATCGGATGCAAGCGCCGGTTCGTGGCCCAGATCATCAAGGAGTACAAGCGATGAAACCCAAACCCAAACGTCCCGTTGCTAAGATGTTTGTCGTCAGTGACGACACGCACAAGCGACTCAAAGAATACGCAAAGCGCAAAGGCTATAAGCTGCAGTACGTTGCAGATGAGGCGGTCAGTGAATACCTAAAGAGACAGGAGGCGAAATGAGCAAAAAACAAACCGAAGAAGAACAGTACCGCATCACCTTGAAGGGGCTTCTGTCCATTTACCTGCCGGACGAGAAGGTGGCGGAAGTGTACAACGCAATCGAACTCTCCTGCCGTCGTAACGGCTGGGGAATCACAATCGACGAGGAAAACAAATTGGACTTCGTTCGGATGGTGAAAGCGGAGGACAAGCAATGAACCGCGAACAAACCAAAGAAACCATCCGCGTTATGGATGCATCTATCAATGGAATGGAAGTGGAATCCAAACTGATTGGCACTTATGATTGGGTACTCGATAAAAACCCAAGTTGGAACTGGCTCAACTACGACTACCGTATCAAACCCACTGCAAAGTTTCGCCCGTGGACTGCGGATGAGGTGCCGCTGGGGGCGTGGATGAGGGATGTTTCAAAACAAGACTACCGATGGTTGATTCACACATCGGGAAACGCTGACACACGCAAAGATTGGCTTGTGGGCTACAAACACTCCACCGACGGCGGCAAAACATGGCACCCGTGCGGGGTGATGGAGGAAACCGAATGAGCAACCAACCAAACCCCAACGTATTTTTCCGAGGTGAGGACATGGGAATCGGAAACTTTCCAATCAAAGGAGGAACAATAAACGACGGAGGACCGGCGTTTCCGATGGGATATCATCCCGAAGGCAACAATGCTGACCACTTCGGCATGACCCTGCGCCAGTACGCAGCAATCAAACTGTGCGTACCAGACAGTGGAACGGATTGGCTTGATGAGATGATTGTGAAGTCGAGAAACTTCGACGTAAACGATTCAACACTCGCAATGTTTAGGTCAACAGACGCATTGCTCAAAGCGAGGGAGGCCAAGCTGTGAACCATCTTGGTGACACCAACAAAATGGTCGGTGAAGACCATATTCGTGACGCCACGAAAATGGTCAGCGATACGCCGAGGACGGATGCGAAGCGTGGTTTTCATGATTTGGACACCGCCGTTGATGCTGAGTTTTCTGAACAACTCGAACGCGAACTCAACGCAGCCAACAAAACAATCAGGCTTCAACATGAACTGATGACGACAGCGGAGAAGCGTGGAGTGGACAAGGCGAAAGAGGAACTAAACGAAGCCAACCAGCGTATCAAGCAACTCGAATCCGAGAACGATGCACTCCGCGCTGATCTGTTGCTGTGGGAGGAGAAGGAGGCCAAGCCGTGAGCAAATACCCTAGGACTGACGCAGCCCGTCTAAAAGATGTCTGCCGTCACATGGCAATGGCGGCAGAATGCACTCGGATGGAGTACGAGCTGAACGAAGCAAAGGCCCGCATCAATCGGCTGGAGGAGACGGGAGATGCGCTGATGGAAATCGTCGAAGGCGCTCGCAGCGAGCGATGGAACGTGAATGGATTCAGGCTGAAAGATACGCCTGAATGGGTTCAGTTCTACGTTTCTTTTCGCAAAGCCAAAAGGTCCAAACGGAAGGAGGCCAAGCCGTGAGCGACACACCAAGGACGGATGCGAAGCGTGGTTTTCATGATTTGGACACCGCCGTTGATGCTGAGTTTTCTGAACAACTCGAACGCGAACTCAACGTCGCGAACGACCGCATCAAGCGGCTGGAGGAGGCGGGGGATG